TTTGAACTTCACCGTGCCATCGACCAGCATGCACAGCGTGCGGTCGGTATATTCGAAATAGTAATACTCGACCTCGCGCACGTAGTTTTCGTTCATCCACCCTTGCTGTACCTGCTGGCCCAGCAAGCCGATCGCCGTGCTGGTCGCTTCGTCGGCCTGCGGATACTGGCGCTTGAACTCGCGGCGCGGCACGTCGCGGATGATGGCGCAACGCTTCTGATCCGATCCGTCCGCCTCGGTGCTGGCCGGATCCATGAACACTTTCAGGGCATCGCGGATGCGCTGGTAGCGGATCACCTGGTCGAACGACGTGGGCGACTCGTACTCGGTGATCAGGCGCCAGAAGCCGAAGCCGATCGCCGCCGCGCTGTTCACGGCGGTGTCATAGGCGATATCGGCGTTGCTGGTGTATTCGATGTGGCGGATGACGCCCTGATTGATTTCCGACCGCTTGATATCGGCGCCGCCATCCACCGGGTGCGTCTTGATGCCCGGCTTGTTCTGGCGCTGGTCGTTGGTGACCTGGTGCAGGAAAGTGGGCAGGCGGTTGAACGTCAGGCACGGACGGCCTTCAAGCTGGCGCTGGCGCCGAATATCTTCCGGCCATTGTTCGCCCACCAGGAACTGCAGATCGGCCACGGCGGGCGCGCGGTTGTGCGCGTCGGCCCGGATCGCTTCGTCGCAGTAGTCCCTGATTTCTTTCAGCAGGGCGTCATCGGTCATCTTGTTGTTTTCGTCGCTCATTGTCCAGCCCATTTAGCCGCTGCCCTTGCAGGCATGCGCACCAGAATTGTTTTTGGGGAAAGCTGGAGAACGACAAAGCCGTGGCGGCGCTGATACCAGTCCGATAGCTGCTCGGTGGTCAATCCGCCATCCTGGCCGTATGTCTCGGGCATGAGCAACAGAAGTTTGCCGGCCTGGTCGGCTTGTTCGCAAACTTCTTGCATCAAGGAATTGGCGTGATTCTGCCCCCTTTCGTTGACTGCTGTCAACAACTCTGTTATCTCCAGGGCATTACCGCGCATGTTCGGCGGCACCAGCGCGCTGTATGACAGGTGCAAGCTGGCCGGCCCCAGCGTGATTGTTCCCGGCTTTAACTCATCCATCCGTTACCCCCATATCCATTGGTTTCGTCTTCTTCAACTTCTTTCTTCGGCGCCTTGACCAGCGCCGGGAACAATTCAGCCAGCGCCCAAATGTGCGCGTCTGCCCTGTTCGGTGATCGTGGGCCGGTGTAGCCGACACTGGAGAAAGCGCACATTTCGTCTTCCAACTTGGCGAAGATGCCGACGTGGCGCACCTTGCCATTCGTGTAAAGAACGCTGAACGGTTCGGCGCGCTGCACCTTGCCCCTGCTGGCGGTGACCATCTTGAAATTGATCTTGCAGCCGGCCTTCACTGCGGCGGCCTGCACCACGAACTTGACCATGCCGCCGCCGAAGTTGGTTTCGGCCACGATCGCATCGGCCTTGTGGCGCATGTAGGCAGCCACGGCGACCGCGCCCCACGTCGATGGCCCGCCCTTCACGGTCAGGTCTTCCAGCAGGTAGGCGTTGCCGTCCACGCCCAGGCCGCCCACCGTGATGCCGATTTCGTCGTTGTCGGTGTTCTCGCCGTCGTCGCCGGCGCCCGATGGATCGACCGACACCACCACGCGCACCAGGTCAGGCACCACGCCATCGGTCACGCGCCATTTGTCCATGTCGGCTTCGTCAAACAGGGCGTTTGGCGTGGCGTCGGAGAACTCGCCATCCTTGAAACGGCGCTTCATGCGCTCGGAAAGACCGTCCAGCGCTTCCATGTATTCGGGCGACAGATTGGCGGCATTGTCCGCCGGGTTCATCTGGAAACACTGGTAATTGCCTGGGTTGCGCAACGGTTCCTTGGTTTCCGGGTCCAGCTTCTGCTTGAAGACCTTGAACGCCCAATGCATTTTGCTGGGCGGGTTGCAGTCGAACAGGAAGCGCAGTTTCAGCGGCGATTCCACCCCGTTGATGATCTGCGTGCACCGCTGCGCAAGACGCGTCAGGAGGATCTGAACACCAGCCCAGGCCACTTGGCTGGCCTCATTGATGTAGATGGTGGCGAACTCCAGGCCCAGGATCTTTTCCATCCGCTCTTTGTCGTCCAGGCCCAGGAACCACACTTGCGAACCGCCGGGCAGCCAGGCGTAGCCATCAGACATGTTGATATCCCAATCCTTGCCCTTGACCAGTTGCGGAAAGCACACGCTCATGACCTTGGGGAAGGTGTCCATCATGATCGAAGCCTTCAAGTGGTTGAAGCGCGACCGCGTGACCAGGTGCCGCGATCCCGGCGCCTTGAGCGAACGCGTGATGATGTTCCGAATGATCAGGAACGTTTTCCCCGACCGGCCACCACCGAACAGCATCAGCCATGTGGCGATGCCGGCCAGGATGGTCTGCGCCAGGCTTTGGCGCTCGGTCAGGGTAAAACCGCTCACAGGTCGGCGTCCGTGTTGCTGAACGTGATCTGGACAGGGCCGCCATTCTCGCCAGTGACCTGGAGCGGCAGCACACGGCCCAGCAGAGTCATGAACGCTTTCGGATTCGCCGTGGCCTGGGCGGTCAGGTACTTCACGCCGCCAGCCTTGCCCAGCGCTTCCAGGATCATCTGTTTCAGTTCCTTGGTGGCCTTGTTCGGCGTACCTTTCGCGCGTCCACCGACGCGGCCCCTATTTGGGGCTACTTTAGTTTGGTCTTCACTCACGATCATTCACCGATAATTTGGCTAATGTGCGGGTTTGCGACGGTGATAATTCGGTTTTTCATGCTATTTCGCTCCTACGCATGGCCTATTGCCAAGAAATGCACGCCATCCGGGCGCGGCGGTTTATATTTCCAGCCGAATATATTGCTGTTGATCAGCAAAGGCAATGTATTTCGGATGCCCAAAAGAAAACCCCGCTGGCAGCTTGCGCTGGGCGGGGTGAAAAAGTGGCTGTTGGGACACTTGAGAACCGGACGAAGTGTAAGCCGGCTGTTGTCGGGCGTCAACTTGAGTCGGTGCCACCGTGGCGGGCGATCATCCCGAACAGGATGCTGGCGGCCAGGCCGGCGATCAGGTAGGCAGCGACGTACATTGTGTTTCCCCTCTTGGTGGTGGTCAGTCTGACGAACTGCTGCTGCCGCTGTCCGAACTACTGCAGGACGATGAACTGTCGCTGCTGCTGTAGCTGGATGACGAATCGCAACTGCTTGGTGCCGGCGTATAGTCTCCCGAAGCGCCGCCGCCGTCAAATGAACCGCCGCCACCCTGGTATTGCGCTGCCGGCACATGTTCCGCGCCTTCGCTGCTGATACGCATCATGCCGGTGCCGGTGGCGATCGCGTCCATCATGGCCGACTGGCTGGCGCGCCGGGCCTGGGCTTCCATGTCGGATTCATAGCCCAGGTCCACGGTGCTGATGCGCGCGCCGACCGTGCGCGGGTCCATCATCGACGTGCCGCCGTACAGCGCTTGCATCCTGGCGTTCTGGCGCGGATCCGGCACCACCTGGCCCGAACGATCCTTCCACTGGTCGGTGCGAATGTCATACCAGACAACCGGCTGGCCGGCTTCACGGTACACGCCATCGCCGCCGAAGACGCCGACCGGCGCGGGCTTGCGGTTCTTGGCGTTCTCGTAGCGCTGTCGTTCAGCATCCGCGACGGCCTTCTGCCGCTGGGCTTCCGCCTCTCTCCAGCGCTTGCCCGACGCTTCCACTTCCGCCATCGACTTGGCGATGATCACGCTGGCGCTGGCGCTGGTGGTGATGGTGGCTTTCTCCAGAATGTCGGCCCAGTTCTTGGCCTCGGCTGCCAGGCGCTGGTGCTGGAATTCCAGGTTGGTGGCGGTGCGGCGGCGTTCATACGTGACCTGGATGCACAGGGCGATGATGCCAATGATGATGATTGCGATGATTTCCATGCTGTTTCCCCTATGGTGCCGCGCGATCGGGGCGCGGCGGCCCGATTACAGGACGATTTCCCAGTCTTCGGCCAGCGTATCGCCTGCGCTTGGCGCCCAGGTGCTTACGGTGTCGTCCGTGCCTTTCAGTGCCATGTAGGCCTTGTACGGCACCATGGCGCCATCACCGAAATGATCTTTTGCCACTCCAGTCTGCGCCGGGTAGCTGTTGGCCGGCACCATATACACGAACATGCCTTTGCCATTCCAGCCAGCGCGCGCGATCTTGGCGCCGCCTTTCAAGTGCAGCAGGGCGCCGGAAAAACACATCGCCACGCCATGGGTGGGCGCCGGCAGCGCTTCGGGCAAATCGTCTACCGGATGGTACTTGCGTTCGAAAACGTCTTTCGGGTTCACGTACTGGTAGCCGTCATCCTGGGTGACCAGGTAATCACCGGCCACCGGCGTGTAGCGGGCCAGCATGGCGTTGTTGGCGAAATAATTGGTGGTGTCATCCAGCGCCAGCATGGCGCCTTCGGTGATGGTGGACACGCCCAGGATGGCGCGCGCGGTGACCGCTACAGGGTTGGCGATGTGGGTAAAGTTCATTTTCTCTTTCGATGTGCCGCCCCAGGTCGGCGGGGCGGCTGGCCGTGCCAATCTGGCGTTTTACTGCGGTTCGAACGCCTCAATGCGCGCGTTCAGGACGGCCACGTATTGCCGCATGGCGGCCAACTGGTCGGCCAGGCGCGTCTGTTCTTCGTCGGCCAGCCGCTTGTAGGTGTCCCCACCAAGGAAGGCGGACAGCTTTTCCACCTTGTCGGCCAATTCGTCGCGCTCATCGACCACGCGCTGCTGATACGGTGGGCGCCCGCTCAGTTCAGCACCGCCGCGATGGTGGATTTCTACGCCGGCGGCGATGTACTGGCGATGCAGACTGTTGAACCGCTCCAGCAGCGCATCGCCGGCCAGCGCCTGCAATCCTTGCGACTCATTGAACAGGCGCTGTTTCAGTTCGTAGCCCATCAGCGGCCACATTTCAGCCGTCGAATTCTCGGTCGCCACCTTGATGCCGATTTCTTCGTTGTCGTTCTCAGGCGAGACAGACACCGAAGGGCGCCCCACTACGCCAAACCCGCTTAACGTCGTGATCACTGCCCAGCGCAGCACCTGGCCGCCGTGCGTAACATGCTTCACGATTTCGGTGTGCATGATGTTGGCCTGCAAAATAGCGGGCGAGAGGCGCGGCGCGGTCAGGCCTGCAGCCTGGATCATTTTTTCGGTGCTGTTGTCGTTCTCGATCATTTTCTACTTTCTTGTGTGCCGCCCGGATCGCGGGGCGGCGGCGCGTCACTTCATAACCTGGTCGGCCACGTTGCAGGCCTGGCGGAAGGTTCCCACCTCAATCTTGTGCAGTGTGCGCAGGTACACGCGCAGGCCGGCGCACATGGCGCCATATTCGGCGGTGGTCAGGCTGGCGAATTCACCAGGGCGGGCGCCGGCGCGCTGCCACGCGGTGCCGGCCACGCGCACCACGTCCAACATGGCGGGCTGGCGCAGCTTGGCGAAAATATACTGCGCCATCACCAGGTGCCGGCTGATGAAGTTGTAGCCGATCGGGCCAAGCTGGCGGCGGTGCGCGGCATCGAAGTGGATCAGCACGAACAGCGCGGCTTCGTCGGCGTATTCATGGCCCACTTTTTGTTTCAGGGCGATCAGTTCGAACGGCGTCACTGCTGCACCAGACTATCGCGGCACGATTTCTGCAGCACGCCTTCCAGCCGGATCATCCAGCCGGCGCGGTCTTCGCGGTCGTTCTGTTTCAGGTCGCTGCGCTGGGCCAGCGCGAAGTTCTTCTGCATGTCGGCGGTCAGCGGGTAGCCGGCGCGCAGGCAGCGCACAATGTCCACGATCCAGCGCAGGCGCGCCAGTTCGCTGGTGATGCGCTGGCGGTCGGCGTGGTCGCCGGCGAAGTGGATAAAACAAAGCCACTCGCCGCCGCCGTTGGTGCTGCTGCTGTTCGTGGCGATCATCGGGCAGCCTGCGGCGTGGCAGGTGCTGTTATCGACTTGGGTATCACTCATAATCTTGTGGCTCCGGTGGTGGCATGGTCTTGGCCTGCATGGACAGCAGCAGAGCTTTCAAGTCGGGCTTGGCGCCCGGCGTGCGCTTCGAAGTCTCCAGCAGCGGCACCGCCGCTTCGACGCGGGCCGGCAGCAGCCCCTGGCGGACGGCTTCCTGCTCGATGGCCTGCTGTTCCTCATACGATCCACCAGGTGACACGAAATACACCGGGCCGCGCCGCTCCAGCTTGGCGCGCTCGACCAGTCTTTCGTAGCAGCCCTTGAACGCCATCCGGGCCGCCGTCATGTCGGGGCGCGGCAGCGCCAGGAACTGGTTCGCCACGGCCAGCGCCTGGGCGGTAACGTCGTTCATCAGGCCCGGCTGCCCTTCGATCTTCGGCACCTGCGACCACGCCTCATCCGCCGACAGCCAGGACACGCGCCGGCGCCGCTCGATCTGGTACACGATATCGGCCACCTTCGGGGTGAACTTGCCGCGCTCCGGGTCGGCGCGGTGGGCGGCCAGGGATCCGCTGATCAGGTCCAGCGGGTAGCGCTCCAGGTCGGTGAAGAACATCGCCTTGGCCGCCGGGCTGATGATCTTGGCCGGGCCGACGCCGATCATGTCATAGGTCAGGTCCAGCAGTTCGAAAAACGCCAGGCGGTCATTGGCATTCATCGATCGTCCTCGCCATGTCGAAGTTCACCTGGTCCAGCAGCGCCAGCGCGGCGGTATTGTTCGCGCGGTTCTGGTCCGCCACCGGCACGCGGCCATCACCGAAGCGGCTAACGTGCGCCGTGCTGGCTTCCTTCGGCGCGTACAGGTCTTGCCAGTTGTTGATGATCGACTGATTCAGGATCACGCCCGGGTCCAGGTCGTTGGCATAGAAGGCGGCCAGCTTCTTGATCAGCAGCGCCTGGGCGCGGTCGGTGGCCGGCTTCTTGATCTGCTTGCGCATGTCCAGGAAGGCGTGCCAGGCTTCCAGCGGCAGCCAGTCGGGCAGCGGCACGGCAGCAGCCGGCGGCGCGGCCTTCTTCGCCCTGGTCTTCTTCACCGGTGCGGCGGCGCGCAGCTTGTCCACTTCGGCCAGCAGTTCGGCCAGGTCGGTGCGCATCACGATCACCTGGTCCATCTTGGTGGCGTCCATCGCGGCGCGCAGGGCGGTGTAGGCGTTCACGATGCGACCCCGGTGGCCTGGGCGATCGCTTCGCGCACCATGTCAGCAGCGGTCACGCTGGCGCTGTACTTGGCGGCGCCGCCCTCACTGGCCGAAGTCTTGGCGCAAAATGGCAGAATCGCTTCCAGCGCCAGCAGCATCAGCGGTGCAGCAGCGGCCAGCCGGGCCTTGTCTACAGGATGCGGGCAGCCGCGCAAATCAAACCCGCCTGCATTGTTGGCGAAGAAAACCAGCGTTCCCCGGTTTTCCCATGGCCCTTGAATCTCTTTCTTCATGGATCTGTCCTCTTAGAATTATTTTATATTCCATCCAACGCCCCCCTAACCCCTGTAGGGGAAAAGAAGTGTTGGACGCCATCCCGATAAATCGGATTCCTGTCAGCTACCGGTTTTCACGGTACGCCCCTGGGCTACAGGATCAACGCCAGCCCCTGGATTATGGGAATTGCACCCTGCGCCTGCCTGCTGCGCTACCAGTCCCGTTTTCTACCGCGCGGCCCGAAATATGGCCCTTGCTAACGTGCGGTGTACGGTGCTTGGCGACGTACAGACGAAAAAAAAGCGTTTCACCTGGAATCCCACCCTACTTTCGTAGGGCTTGGCGGCAAGACCTTTCGGCCTCCGGGAATCCATGTGAAACGCTTTTCATATTTTCCATGCCGCCAAGCACGAACGAATATTCCCACACGCAATTGATTTCCGTCAAGCGAATCATTGCGTAATCGCAAAATTAAGCGGATTCCCCCTCAACTTCACGAATGGCGATGACGACGCACGGATCGGCGTGGTACAGCTTGCGAACGGTGATCACCACCACCTGGCTGTCATCCACCCACACGATGCCGTTGCACGCATCCTTGACGCCCTTCAGCACGTTGTCGGCGTCGGGCTTCTTCGTGGCGCGCACGGTGCCGACGCTGGCGGCCAGGCGCTTGGCCTTCGACCAGGAAACCGGAATTTCCATGCGCAGTTCCAGCATCACTTCGATGGGCGCCGCCGATGGCGCGCGGCCGGCCATAGCGTTGCGGGCGATGCCGGCGACCAGGGTTTCGTAGTCGGCCGTTTTCTTCGGCGTGTAGGCCCGGGCGAAGCCGCCCACCATCGTGACGCGCGCGCGGGCCTTGGCCACCGGCTGGCCGGGAATGGTGAACTGGATCATGGTAAAAGCCCCTCTGTTTTTAGAATCTCGTGGGTGATGGTGCGCGCGCGGTCGAAGACCTCGAGCAGCACCTGGCGGGTCATCCAGGCCGGCAGCGGGCGCCGGCCGTCGAGCACGTCATGGCAGGCGCTGCAGCCGAAACACGCTTCCGTATCGGGCGCCTTCAGGCCCATGCCCTTGCCATCGGCCAGGCTGTTGGAGTGGCACAGCACCACCGTGGCCGGATCGCGGTTGCAGACGCCGACGATCATCATGGTGCAGTCCTTCCCGCGCGCGGCCTTGCGAATCGGCGTCATGCGCGGCCTGGTCGACTTCATCGCTTTACGTTTATTTGCTGGCGCCTTACATTTTTCGGCCGGCACCTTTACCTTAAACGGTGTTCGTTTCATGGGTGTGCGCTTCATGCCGCCGCCCGCAATGCCTGGTCAATTCGGCGTCCAATCCAAACCACGTTCGGCACTGCCCAGCTATTGCCCAGCGCCTTATAGCGTGGGCCGTCTGCTGCCATCTTCCACCAGTTGCCTGCGTCATCCTGGCGGGCATGGTCGCCAGCGGCCAGTATCTTTTCCGCACGCGCTTGTGACACGATACCCATCGGGATCAGCGTGTAATCGTCGGGGAATCCCTGTAGCCGTTCACACTCGCGTGGCGTGAGGCGGCGAACAGCCATGCGATGCGCAATGATCGGCTGACCGCGCCCGGTGCCGTCCTCGCTGGCGTCGAAGCCTTCGGCTTTCAGCGTGTGCGTGATTTCTCCAGTGACGCATACAGCAATTTGACCACCACCGTTTGCATGGCTTCCTTGATGCCCCATTGCGCGCATAGTGGGCGCCAGTTCAACAGATGCGTCAGCGCCGGAATCCTTGCAGGAAAACGCAACCGCCTGCGCCTGCGGGCTGGACGAACCCAGCGCGCCGAACACTTCGGTGCTGCTGATGCAATCTTGACGGCTGTCGAAGGCGATAGGCGCAAGCACATGCGCCTTGTCACTCCCGCCGCTGCTGGCGCGCTGCGCGCCAGCTAAATCATCGCCAAGTTCAGCAGTCGCGCCGCCATCACGCCCACGCAATGCTACCGACTGCACCAGGAAGGTTTCGGATTCAAAATCTAGGTGCGGGCTGGCGTGCGCGCGGCAGGCCGTGGCAACTTCTATCGGCCCTGCCTGGTTGTTGCCTACGGAGGCAACAACCAGGTGGCTGTGACCGTGGTTTGCGTCCTGCCCTGCGCATCCCTGAAGCCTGCCATAGCTGGCATCCAGCGTGCCGGTTACTGGCTGGAGTCCAAGCCCGCATTCGTCTTGCACTCCGCCACGGCGCGCAGCGCTTGCCCTAATTGTTCCGGTAACGTCTTGCCCCGTTTGACGGCTCGGCGCAGTATCCCGGCGCACGCCGTCGAACTCAAAAAGTATTTCGGATGGATCAATTCCCTCTCTAGCACTTGCGACAACGAACACACGGCGGCGTCGTTGGGCCACTCCGAAATATTGGGCATCGTAGACCCGCCAAGCGACTGTACGGCGGGGTCCAAACACACAACCAGTGTTCGTCCATCCGGCCCCTGGCGGGATGAGTGGGCTATCTTCGCCGGCAAGTGCTCCCACGAAAGCCCCGAACGCATTGTCCTTTGTGGACATGACGCCGAAGACGTTTTCCCACACGATAATTGCAGGTGGTTCCCCGCGAACATGTCTTGCTGTATCGATTGCATCGGCTAGCCTTACGAAAGAAAGGGTTAATTGGCCGCGCGCGTCTTCCATCGAAGCGCGCAGACCAGCAAGGGAAAAAGCCTGGCAGGGCGTTCCGCCACACAAAATATCAGGCGCAGCAACAGCCCCGGAACGCACCAGCGCTTCAATGCGAGTCATATCGCCCAAGTTCGGCGGCGTCGTCTTACTATTCATCGGCACCAGCGGCAGCTTTGCAACCGTCTTGATTGCGATCAGGCGATCATTGCGTTCTTCGTCGCTCAGGCCTTCTTCATTAGGATCCAGCATAAAGTGCGGGCGCCCGCTGCCATAGTGGTGGTGTAGCGCACGCGCCGGCCAGGTGGAAACCTCGGCCAGCCAGGAAGCGCGCCAGCCGAAGCGATGCCACGCAACGCTGGCGGCTTCGATGCCGCTGCATACCGACCCGAATGTAATGTCTTTCATTGGTCCTGCCTTTCGTAGCGTGACAAAATTTCTTCAATTCCTGATTCGGCCAGGAAGATGGGCGAATTCGGGAACAGGTACTTGGCCGCGTGTTCGGTGCGCAGGAACGCCACCGCGCCATCATGGAAGGCGATAAATTCGTCCTCGCTGCACTTGTCGAAGCTGATCGATTTCGGCACCGGGAAAACGCCACCTTTCGGGCCTGCGCACCAGTCCACAAAGCCGCTGCCTACTTTCAGCCACAGCCTGAACTGCTCGAAATCTTCGATGCGTTCCTGGGCTTTAAAAATCGCGCTGATCATGCCCATGTGTTTGCGGTGCCGCCAGTTCTGGCGCTGGCGCTCCAGCTTGAAGCTGAAATATTCGCCGCTGCCGGCTTCGTTCATCGCGCGCCAGAACCGGCGCCAGGCCTTCGTGTCTTTCTCGGTGGCGCCTTCGAAGAATTCGAACAGGAAGCGGCGCACCATGCCGGCGGCAGGTTCGGCCAGCGTTTCATCGGTCTGTTTGACGACGACGATATGCACGGCTATTCCTCGGTGGCCGGCGGCGCCAGTTCATCGATGCGTTTCAGCGACCACTTGAAGCGGCGCATGATCGCCACGCGCATGGTGTCGCTGACTTCGATTTTTCCGTGCCGTGTCTTGCTCACTTGCGGCGGCGCGATGTTCAGAACGCGGGCGATATCTGCATCGTTGCGCAGCTTTTCGCCATCGATAAGGGCGTCCAGCAGCGGGTGTACAGCGGTGGTTTTCATGGTGGTGGTTCCTGGAAGTTGAGGGGAGTATTTCAACGCCAGATTCTACGCATATCCTTTTCCGCATGCAATAAATAAATGTGCATAAAATTATGATTCTGTTGTTGCGTCGAACGATTAAGGCGCGTAATATCGTGCCTGTTGGAACACAAAACCAGCGGCCAAGCCGCGAAACCGAAAGGGAACCACGATGATGTTCAATTCGATGGCCCAGGCGAAGATAGACCGCCTGCAGCGCCAAGCAACAGAAGCAATCCAGCAGTACAACAAAGACACGGCAGCCGGCGGCGAACCAGTCTTCCCCGACTGGGCGATCGATTTGCTGGCGCTGCTCGACTCCAACGAACGCATGGTCGTTGCGCTGAATGAGTGGAAACGCTTTGCAGCGAACAACACCTGGACCGCCGAAGACTGCACGTTCCTGCACCTGACCACCGAAGCACTGACGCACGCAGGTGCCGTATGAGCCTGATCGCCAATGAAGTGGTGGAAGCGCTGCGCGCCGAATTCAGCCTGGCCGACAACCGCGACCTGGCCGTGGCCCAGGCCGTGCGCGACTGGTATCTGGCGCAGTTCCCGCACATGCGGGTTCTGATCGATCAGCCCGACCTGGCCGGCATCATCGCCAAGGTGCGCCCGCCGGCATTTTCCAGCGAGTCGATCAACAACGGGGATCATCGGTGGTCCGACGATGAACTGGCCGCGCTACAGTCGGCGCCGAAAACGCCGCTGGTGTTCAATCGGATTATCACGCCCGACGTGATCGCCAACGCCAAGCGCTACCTGGTGCTGCGCAACCTGCCCGACGAACTGCTGGGCGCCACCGGCGTGCCGGGCATCGCAGTGCCGGAAGGCCCGGACCATGGGAACTTCGTCAGCAGCGACGATGCCGACCGCATCATCGACGCCTATATCGCCAGGACCGAAGCATGAAGCGCGCGCCCTTCGACAAACTGGGCATGTCCCAGCACGAACGCGACATGCTCAAACAGGTGCGCGAGGAACGCAAGGTGGTGCTGCTGGCCGCGCTGTGCTTCGTGCTGGCCCTGATGCTGATCAGCTTCCTGGAGCGCGTGCCGACATGAGCGAGCCGCGCAACGATTACGGCTTCCCGCTGCTGTTTTCTATCATGCGTGAATCGCTCGACCTGATGGACGACATGAACCGGGCGTATGAAGGTCGCCCATCCAAAAATCTGGAGCGCGCCCAGGCGATCGCCGCCGAAGTGCGCGCCCGCCGCTTCCCGCCAGTACAACGCATCACCAACCCGAAAGACTGAACCATGAAGGAAATTTTCCAGGTCCGCGCGTCGGCGTTCGGCGGCCTGTTCGATTGCGGCTACCGCTTCGAATGGGAAACGCTCATGCGCAAGCACAAAGCCAGCAGCCTGCGCGCGTGGCTGGGAACCTCGATCCACGCCAGCACCGCCGCGTTCGATCAGGCCAAGCTGGCCGGCGCGCCCATCACCGCCGACCAGGCGGCGGACGTGTTCCAGGAAATGCTGTGGAATCCGTCCGAAGAAGTGGAATTCAAGGATCCCAAGCTGTCGATGAAACAGGCCGAAGTGATCGGCCTGACGCTGCATGCGCGCTACTGCGCCGAAATCGCGCCGATGATGAATTTCGAATCGGTGGAAATGACGCTGAAACCGCTGGACGTGGAAACCGAAGGCGTGATCATCCGCCTGACCGGCACCATGGACCGGGCGCGCGTGGTGCGCACCGCCACGCGGCGCAAGGTGATTGCCGACCTCAAGACCGGCGGGCGCCTGATCAGCGAAGGCGAAGTGGTGGTGAAGGCCCGCGCGCCCCAGCTTGGCATTTACCAGCTATTGAGCGAATACACGGACGGCGAACAGACGGATGGCGCGCAGATCATGGCGCTGCAGACCAGCAGCACCAGCCAGGTGGGCGTGTCGCGCGTGTTCGACGCCAAGCGCCACCTGGTCGGCACCGACACCCAGCCCGGCCTGCTGGAAATGGCCGGCAAGATGTTCAAGATAGGATTGTTCCCGCCGAACCCTTCCAGCGCGCTGTGCGATAAAAAATATTGCGGGCGCTGGGAAGTCTGCAAATTCCACGAATGACCAACCACCCGAAGGAGAACCACCACATGGCAACGCAACTGCAGGACATGAAAAACGACGCGCAGGAAGGCAGCACCGAACTGGCCCGCCGCGCCGCGCACCCGATCGTTGGGAAAACCGACTTCCTGGACAAGCGCAAGGATCTGCTGGGCCTGGGCATCCCCGGCCACATGACGGTCGAACGCGAAATCCGCACCGCCACCATCATGCTGATGGGTAGTAAGAAGCTCCAGAACACCACACCGCAATCGTTCTATACCGCCGTCAGCATCGCCATCAATAGCGGCATCGGCCTGGGCGGCGGCAAAGGCTACCTGGTGCCGTACAAGCAAACCTGTTCGTACGTGCCGGGCTGGAAAGGCCTGGTAGACCTGGTGAACCGTACGGGCCGCGCCAGCGCCTGGACCGGCATCGTTCGCAAGGGCGACCACTTCGATTATGCGCTGGGCGATTCGCCGTTCCTGACCCACAAGCCAGGCGAAAGCGAAGACCACAAGGATATTACGCACTACTACGCCATCGGGCGTGTGAAGGGCGCCGAGTATCCACACGTCAAAGTCTGGAGCGTGGCAAAGGTGATCAAACACCTGAACGAATACAACAAGGTGGGCGGCGAACACTACGCCTTGAAGAACGACGACAACATGGAAGCGTACGGCCAGAAAGTGGTGCTGCTGCAGGTGCTGAAATTCCTGCCGACCTCCCAGGAACTGGAAAACGCGATCGCCGCCAACGCCGCCCACGAAGCCGGCAAGGCCGCCAAGGTGGATTCGACCATCGACGGCAATTTCGTGTTCCTGGATGACGAAGACGACGCGCCGGCCACGCCGGAAGCCGAGCCGATCCCGCGCACCGATGCCACCGAAGACAAGCCCAGCAAGAACGATATCCGCCGCGAGCGCGCCGAAACGGTCGAAGTGCGCGAAACAAAGCCGGAAGCCGCCGCCCAGCCGGCCAAGGAAGTGATCACGCCGGAAGTGTCGGAAGTCTACGAACGCGTGGCCGCCGCCATCCACAAATCGCTGTCGCTGAACCAGTTGGCCGACGCCGCCGACATGATCGACGCGCTGGCCCACGCCGGCCTGCGCAAGGAACTGCACGCGATGTATCGCACCCGCATGGGCGAACTGCAGGTGGCGCCGGCGGCAGCCGAGCCGGCCAAGACCGAATCGAAGGCACCGGCCAAGCGCGTGCGCCGCGCCGCGTCCGCCCCCGAATAACAGAGTTTTACCCCCACCAACCCAAGAGGAAATGACATGGCAATTGAAACTTTTACCCTGGTGCGCGAACGCTGCCTGCTGGGCCACTTGAACATCAGGACCGAAATGCACGGCGAAGACCGCGAGGCGGCCTGTGACCTCAAGTTTTCGTTCAGCAGCGCCAACAATCTGCTGTCGAAGCTGCACCCGGATTTGCGCGCGGCCTTCTATCGCGCCAACGAAACGCGCGACCTGGTGAACCCGGACCACATGCCGCATCTTCGCTTCCCGATGCTGGGCGAACAATCGTACAAGCTGGAGATTCCACGCACCCGCCTGCGCGTGCACGATGCCGAAGACCCCGCCCATGATGTGCTGCTGGGCGGTGGCAAGACCAACAATTTCAAGTTGATTTTGAAGGAAGGCGGCACGGTCGAATGGCAATTCCGCTGCCAGTTTTCGAAGCCCGACGAAGATTCGATCGCCAAGCTGATGCGCGTGCTGAACCAGGTGGTGCCGATCACGCTTGAATGCGCCGACGAAGAAGAAAAGCCGGATAACTTCGAAAAGGTCGAACAGCTTTCGCTGACCGGCACGGCGCCAAGCGAAGCGCGGCAGAAGGCGGAAAGCATGTTCGACAAACCCGGCACCGACATGAAGCTGGCGCCGACCGAAGCGACCACCGAAGAAGCGGTGGCGTCTGTGGTGGCATCTATCGACGCCGTGACGAAGCCGAAGCGCGTATCGAAGACCGAAGCGCCAGCCGATGACGCCGAGCCAGCACCGAAAGCCAAGCGCGCCAGCCGCAAGGCCGCCGAAGTCGAATAATCAACCGGGCCGGGAAACCGGCCCCACCATGGGGAACCAAGAAAATGAAAATTACAACGATCCAGGCCGACAACCTGCTGGGCATCAAGAGCGTGAACGTAAAGCTGGACACGGTGGTGACGCTGTTCGCCGGTCGCAACGGCAGCGGAAAAAGTTCGATCCAGGAAGCCGTGCGCATGGCGATTTGCCAGGACAACGTGCGCGACGTGACGGTTAAAAAGGAATTCGGCAAGCTGGTGCACGGCGATGCCAAGGCCGGCGGCGCGCACATCGGCATCGACAACGACCCGGACCAGGGTTTCGCGTTCAACATGCCCAAGGGCGATTTTGTCGGCCCGGAGATTTCCGAATCTATGCGCGTGGCCCTGAACGGCCAGCGCTTCGCCCGCATGACCGCCGACGAGCGCCGCCCGTTCCTGTTCGGCCTGACGAAGCTGAAACCGAACGCGGCCACCGTCAAGGCGCGCATGATGGCGCCGAAGTGGGCGTGCGAGGAATCGAAGATCGACGCGGTGATGCCGCTGCTGCGCACCGGGTTTCCCAGCGTGTGCGACCACGCCAAGAGCAAGGCCACCGAAGCGAAGGGCGCATGGCGCGCGCTGACTGGTGAAACCTACGGCGCGGTGAAGGCGCCGGCCTGGGAAGCGCCGCTGCCCGACATGCCCGAAGGCGACCTGGCGCACCTGGTCACCACCGTGGCCGGCCTCGATCGCAACATCGCCACCCTGAACGAAAGCCTGGGCGCGATCAAGAACGCGGCGCGCAAGACGCAAGAGGATGCCACCCGGCGCGCCAGCCTGGCCGAAGCCGCCGGCAAGGTGGACAACCTGCGCGACCAGATCGAACGCAACAAGGTGGACATAGCGGAATATGAACCTGGCGTGGTGGCGCTGCGCGAGCGCGCCGCCGGGACCGGCAAGCTGACGATGGCCGACGAACTGGCGCACTTCCTGGCATCACTGCCGATCCCGACGCTGGGCAAGGAATGGGAGGAAAGCGCCAACGCGATCCTGCGCCGCTACGAAGCCACCGGCGGCGATTACGGCGTGGCCGCCGGCAAAGTGGACGCCGAAGCCCAGGCCGCGCTGCCCGAGCGCGAAAAGGGGCTGGCTCTGCTCAAGAGCCGGGCCAGCAACCTGCAGCGCGACCTGGACAGCGCCACGCAGGCAAAAGGCCAGTTCGACGCGCTGGCGCCCGCTGGTGACGCCGTGGACGCATCGGCAGAGATAGCGGAAGTGGAAGGCATGCTGCAGACCGCGCGCGCCGATCGAACGAAGGCCGAGAACCAGCGGCTGGATATCGTCACCACCACGGAAAAGCGCGCGGTGGCGGCCAGCAAGACCGCCCAGGCGCTGGCGCACCACAATGACGTGATGGCCTGGACCAAGGTAGCCGACGCGCTGGCGCCCGATGGTATCCCCGCCGAAATGCTGCTGGACGCGCTGCAGCCGGTGAACGCCGCGCTGGAGCAAGCCGCGATCGATACCGAATGGATGCAGGTTGTCATCGCGCCCGACATGTCGATCACCGCAGCGGGCCGCCCGTACCAGCTTTTGAGCGAGTCCGAACAGTGGCGCACCGACGCCATGATCGCGGAAGTGGTGGCCGAAATTTCCGGCCTGCGCATCCTGATGCTGGATCGCTTCGACGTGCTGGACATGCCGGGCCGCGCGCAGTGCCTGGAATGGCTCGACAGCCTGGCGTTCAACGACGTGGTGGACACCGTGCTGCTGTTCGGCACCTTGAAGGCGCTGCCCGACAACCTGGCCGACACCATCACCGCTTACTGGGTCGAAGGCGGTCTGATCGCCGGCGCGCGCGAACAGGCGGCAGCATGAAGGTGTTCAAGGTATCCGCCGCCCAGGTCAAAAAGGTGCTGAACCCGCTGCCGGTGCCGACCATCTGCCCGAACTGTGGCGGCGCGGTGGAACGCGTCAGCAACAGCGTTATCTATCGCAAGGAATACGGCGCCTGGCCGTTCGCCTACCGGTGCGTGGTCGATGTGTGCGACAGCTACGTGGGCCTGCACCCGAAAACCGATATCCCGCTGGGTACGCTGGCGAACAAAGCGGTGCGTGCGGCCCGCAAACAAGCCAAGTCGCACCTGTCGCCCATGTGGGAAGTGGACGGCATGGACAAAAACGCCGTGTATGCATGGCTGGCCCGCGAAATGGGCATCACCGATGTGAATCACTGCCACATCGGATGGTTCGACGCAAAGCAGTGCGCCAAGGTAGTGGAAATTTGCCTCAACAACAAAAGGAACGCAGCATGAAAACGATTATTTTTTACGACACCGAAACCACCAGCCTGCCGCTGTTCAAGGAACCAAGCGAGCATCCCGACCAGCCGCACGTCGTGCAACTGGCCGCCGAACTGTGCGTCGAAGAAACCGGCAGGACGCTGGGCGCCATCAACCTGATTCTGAAACCGGAAGGCTGGAAAATGGCCCCGGAAGCGCTGGAAACGCACGGCATCAGCGAAGACCACGCCGAGCGCTACGGCGTGCCGGCGCGGGCCGCCCTCGATGCGTTCCTGGAACTGTGGTGCAACGCCGATCTGCGCTGCGGTCACAATGAGCCGTTCGACGCCCGCATGATGCGCATTGCCATCATGCGCTGCGCCTACTGGAGCGGCGAGGCGATGCAGACCGGCGCCGGCGAAATCCCCTTCGCGGACTACTGGAAGGCCGCGCCGGCATTTTGCACGCAGACCAACAGCACGCGGATCCTGAACCTGCCGCCCACGGAAAAGATGGTCGCCAAGCGCATGAAAGGGCCGAAGTCGCCCAACCTGGGCGAAGCGTATTACCACTTCACCGGCAAGGTGCTGGACGGCGCCCACGATGCCCAGGTCGATATCATGGCCTGCAAAGCCGTCTACTACGGCATCAAAAACCACCTGGCCGCTGCCGCCTGATAACCGGGCGCGCCGGCCAGCCGCTGGCGCGCCCACACTGGAGAACCTACAATGCAAACGATCGTCAACGACACCAAGGCCGCCGGCAACCACGGCGCCGACGAATACCACCGCTTCATCCAGCGCATCAATGACCGCTTCCACCTGATCGACGGCCCGCTGTTTCAGACCGACGCCGCCGGCCTGTACGAAGCCTACCTGGCGTCCTTCCCCGCCGGCGCCGAACGCCAGTACCATACCTGCACCTGCTGCCGGCATTTCATCGAGCGCTTCGGCGCGCTGGCGACGGTGGGCGACGATGGGCGCCTGGTGCCTGCCATCTGGACCGTGGAAGACGCGCCGCCGCACTACGCGCGCGCCGTGGAAGCGATGGCCCAGCTGGTGCGCCGCGCAAACATCGTCATGCCGTTTCTGTCTTCCGAAACCATGTACGGCACGCCGGCCAGCACGGTGCGCCTCACCGGCCAGGTCTGGCATCACTTCGCGGTGCAGCCACAGGTGGGGCGCGTGTACAAGGGCACGCCGCTGAAGAACGCGCACCAGGCGGCCAGCGAGAAACTCGAAGACATTTCCACCGTGCTGCTGGCGCTGCACGAATACAGCGCGGCCACGGTGCAGACCGCGCTGACGCTGCTGAAGGCCGACACGCTGCCGAACGCGGCGGCGGTGCTGGGCCAGGCGCAGTTTCTGGCCGATCTGCACGCCGTGCGCGATTCGGTGGCACCTGGCCGTGGCGACAGCCGGCGAAACCTGACCTGGCGCGCGGTCGCGCTGGCGCCTGCTGGCTTCTGCCACCCACGCAGCAGCATGATCGCCACCCTGCTGGATGATATCGCCGCCGGCAAGTCGTTCGAAGCGGCGCGGGCGGCATGGGCGGCGAAGATGCACCAACTGGCCTACCAGCGCCCGCAGGCCGCTCCCACCGCCGGCGCGATCGCCGCCGCCGAGGCTGCGTTCGACAAGCTGGGCGCCGCGTCCGCGCTCAAGCGCCGCTACGCCACGCTGGCTGATATCCTGGAATTTGTCTGGAAGCCGAAGGCGCCGGCCAAGGCCGCACCAGCCGGCGGCATCTTCGGCGCACTGAAGCCGAAGGGCACGCCAGCGCCGGCAATGAGCATGCGCGCGCCGCCGGTCGCCATCACCTGGGACAAGTTCCGGCGCACCGTGCTGCCGACCGCCGACCAGCTGGAAATCTATGTTCCGCAGCAGCCGCAAACGTTCGTCGCCCTCACCACCGCCGTGGACCCCGACGCGCTGCCGATCCTGCAATGGGATCACGCCGAGCGCCGCAACCCGGTGGCGCTGTACATGTGGAACGATGGCTCGATGCCTTCGCAATTCAGCCTGCGCGGCCAGCAGTTCCACAAGGTGAACGCGATCACCCTGCGCCCGCACATGTGGTTCGAAGGCGGATTTGATCACCAATCCACCGGCGCGGTGTTCATCATCGACGGCGCGCGCGAAACGAAGACCGGCGCCGGCAATGCGCTGTTCCCTTCGACGCTGAAAAGCGAACTGCACGGCATGCGCGCGGTGATCGAGGCGTATTCGAAAAGCCAGGAAATGGAAGGCCGCGAACAGGGCGATGCGTGCGGCCTGCACATCGGCAAGGAAGGCGGCGGCGCGCACCTGCGCGTGATCAGCGCCGGCCAGGTCATGGAATACAAAATCGACCGCTGGGATTAAATCGAAACGGCGCGCCATCGATCGGCGCGCCATCATTGGAGATTGAAGAATGGAACACAGCAAGTACTACAATGACCCCGACCGCAATAAGCCGATCGAGCGCGCCGCCTCAAGTGGCGCGTTGACGCATAGTGAATTAGATTTTGTGCGCATGGTGATGGATCGCCCTGGCTGCAAATTGAACGGTGAAGGCGAGGCAGTTGTTTGGACGCCTGAATATTTCCCGCGTTGGCAGCGGCCCGATGAACTTGGCTATATCAAGTCTGTCGGAAGCTATAAATGGGTGATCACCGTCAAAGGCGCGCGGGCGCTGGCCGGACTGCCGGAAATTCAGCAGTCCACCGGCATGCGCTGCACGATCTGCTGTGCAAAGGCTGGCGAACCGCATGTGCCCGGCTGTTCCGAAGCCCCGGTGCCGCCCATCGCCGTGCAAGACGCGATGATGGCGCTGGATGCTGACCGCGCGCGGCGCTGGCTGGCGCGCGGCCCTGATCGGCGCCAGCAGCAAACGGAACTGGTGCCGAACATGCGCCAAGGCGCCGACCGCAGGAAGGCTTAGCCGCCCTTCGCTTCGATGGCGTCGGCCAGCTGCTTGCGGGCCGCGTCATCGATCCCCTTCACGGCGGCCACTTCATCAGCCGACAATGTGGTGCGGCCTTCGCCGTGCGCCTTGGTGATGATGGCCGACACTTCCATGGCCGACGCCATCGTGTTCATGGCCGCGTTCATCAGCGCCAGCAGCGCGTTCAGTGCTTCGATCGTGTTCATCACTTCACCCCTTTGGATTGTAGATACTGCTGGATCTGCGTAAGCAGCGCTGTTGCCGTCGCCAGCTTCTGCATGGCCGTTGGAACGTCGCCGTACCGGCTCGCCGCGCTGGCGCCGTCCAGCACCACCCTGGCGCTATCGGTGGCGACCAGCACCTGCTTGGCGTCGGCCACGTTGATGGTGCCGGCGTTCAAGGCCTGGGCCGCGCTGGTGCGCACGGCGGCGTCAACGCTGTAGCCGTAGGCGATTTTCTCATCCAGGCCTTGGGCCGGCGCCAGGCCCATTTGCGTGCACGCGGTCAGCAGCACGAACATGGACAGCACCAGCAGGATGGTATTGCGGATCGATTTCATGGTGGGTCTTTCGGTGGTTGGGAAGGTGTGTGGGGCATGTCGCGCAGTATCAGGCCTACCACGCCGACCACGCAACCGATATTGAATTTCAGGAAGTCGGCGCGGGCGGTCGGGTCGATGTAGGCGAACAGCGCCCATACCAGGTAGCCGACCAGCCCGACGCCGGCTTTCGCTTTGGCGCGCGTGCTGCTCACGGCTTCACCGTCTTGGCGATCACGTCGAAGCGCTCAAGATCGCGGCCCTTGATCATCGCCAGCAGCTTTTCGGCGTACTGCGGATCGGTCGCATAGCCGGCGGCGGCCACGGCGCGGCACCAATCCGGGCCGCTGGTGGCCTTGAAACAGGCGGCGTAGCGCTTGTTTTGGCGGAAGAACAGCGCGCGATCGGTCAGGCATTCCAGCCAGGTGGCGTAGCACCGCCACTTCGCCATCACCATGACAGATTCGCCCTTGATCACCTCGCGGGTTTGCAAGACCACGGTGGCGCCCTTCCAGCTGGGATCCGCCTTCACGCCGAACAGGTTGTGGCCGCTGTTCGCCAGCTTGGAAGCGCCCCATGCGGATTCAAGCGCGGCCTGGGCGATCGTGAAGCTGGCGGGGATGCCGGTGGCGGCGTGGCATGCCTGGGCCGCCGGCACGATGGCGTCGAGAAAGTCGGCAGGTTTCATTTGGCCCTCCGTGAAGGCGTTTCCATAAACATGACCTCCAGACTACGGATGCGCTGCTCGATGGTGACTGCCTTCGCCTCCAGAATCTGCGCCTTCGCCTCGCCGCGTACTTGCTGCACCTGAACGTCATTCATCTTGCTGGTGATGATTTTCTGTTCCGCGATGTTGGCCGCCAGTGTCTCTTTGATCTGGGTAAATTGCTGGTACATGATCCCGGTGTTGATCAGCCCGCCGAACACCAGGCCGATCAGCCACTTGTTGGAATCCAGGCGCGCGAACAGGGATACCGCGTCATCAACTCGGCGCGGCGTGCGGGTAGGTAAGCGTGGTGCCATATTTTCTTTCGTTACCCCGCAATGATGCGGGTGATTGGTTGATTAGTAAGCGCCGCTGACTTTTTTAGCCTTCATCCAGCCGGCGCAAGAAACGATCAGCGCGCCGGTAATGGAAGCGGCGCCGCCATACAGGTAAATGGTCGTGTTGGCGGTGACCTGGATATTTAACGTCAGGCTGCCTTGCAAGAATCCATCCGCCGTGTTGACGGTTGAAACGCAATCGCCCCGCATCGTCGCAGCGGCGAAAGTGGCGCTATAGGCGGGGATCGCCGCCGCCGTATTCAACGCGAATTCCTGACGCGTGGATAGCTGCCCGGCGCCTGCCGAATTGACGCCATTCCAGGCCGCCGTAACGATCCAATCACCTGGCGTCAGCACCAGCGAATTGATGGTCCGTTTCGGCGTGCCAGCGCTCAATTGCACCTCTGCCGCTGGCGATGCCACGGTAGGCAACTGGTACGTGTCCTGCAACTGGAAATTGTTGATTGCCGAATAGGTGGAAAACGCCGGATTGACGAAATTGAAAACGGGAAGCGTGGCGAAAATATTCCCGATCAGGGAAATGTTATTGCCAGAGCCGAGATAATTTACGCAATAGCCGCTTGTCTGCTCGATGTGGTTGTTAATCAAAAGCAGGTTGCGGTTATCGTTGCCGTCGATCGTGATCCCGTTCACCGCGTCTTCCAGCGTGTTGCTGAACGTATCGCACGAAAACCCGTTCTTGATGTAGATGCACGAACCGCCAGTCACGCCGGCGCCCCTGATGCTGTGCACCGAATTGCCGGATAGCGTGGTGCTGGTGACCGCCGCCGCGCCGCTGGCCGCCTCCAGGTGAATGCCGTTCTTGGCGCCAGTGTAGACGTGGTTGCTACTGATTTCGGAATAGCCCAGCAGGTAGCTGAAAATACCGAAGCCGAAGAAGTCATCGATGATGCAATTCTGGATCTTGAAATAGGCGCCGCCCCACCATTTCACGATGCCGCCGATGGCCGAAATATCGACAAGCGCGTTTGCGGTCGCGCCATCCCAATTCCCTTTCAGGCGCAGGTTGCGCAGCACGATGCTGCCGCCAGTTCCCCACGGCGTCGTAATGTCGCCGCCGTTGACGAACATCGATGTGTTCGTGTTCGCGCCCACCAGTTGGAGCGTGGACGACAGCCCATCCACCCCGATAATCGCTTTGTTCTTGGCGTTGATGGACCCGGTGACATAGAACAGCCCAGGCGGCACCAGAACGGTGTCATTGGCTGCCAGCGCGGCCACGATCGCGGCATTATTCACCACGCCGGTCAGGTCGGTGGTCACCGCGCCGTAATCGGCAATGCTGACCGACTCGCGCGCCTTCGACTGCAGGGTGCGCAAGATCGCGCCGACGCCGGCCTGGATGAAGCCGATGAAGGAAGATCCCGCCGACAGCGCCAGGTTTTGCAGCCACTTGCCAATCGACCCGGCAGGGTAGGCCACGCCATAAGCGAAGCCGACCAGCCCGGCGCCCAGCCCGGCGGTGACCGATGAAAGGTCGCCCGGCATGATCGGCGTTTGATAATTATCGACCGTGTAAATCAGGTTGTTCAGCGCATCGCGCACTTCGACGCGGTAGGAGCCGTCCCAAAAAATCGCGTTCGTCGGTTCGCCCCGGGTGTTCAACGGGATCGGGTTCGGCTGGGCCACGGCGGCATCGGTGAAAGTCTGCTTTGGCGTGCTGGTCCCTGCCGCGTAGGTGTAAATTTTCCCGTTGATCAGCGGGATGCCCGCCAGGCTGAAATACTGCTGTTTTGGTTTTGGCATTACGAAAGACATGGCGACCCCTTAAACGAATTCGGTTGCGGTGTATTTGAAGGTCAGGCCGTTGCCCAGCGCCTGCACAAATCCGCCAGCATTCAGCCCCTGGTTGATCAGTTCGGGGCATGGGTAAGAAGCGCCCGCAGCGATCGACACCGCCGGCACGAACGTGTTTGCCGCGCCGGCCACGCCGCCCGAAGGCACCAGGTAGACGGTGGCCGCGATCGGGGCGCCGGTGGTGTTCGTGATCGTAGCCGCCTTGATGATTCGCCGGGTCAGCGCAGGAACAACCGTCCCCTGGGTGACCGCCGCGCCGGTGAGCAAACCGCCGTCAAAAATATATGGGGTGACAGACATGGCAATTCCTTTTTTTGGTTACGTGGTAATTGAATTTGTTACTGGTTAATGGCAAATCACTGGCTAAATTTTCACGGCTGTAATGGTCCCCTTGTAGGCGATCGTCCCGGCAGTTATAACGATGTTCCCGCGAAGATAAACAGTGACGGCGCCGGCGGTGGCGTTCGTATAAACGGAACTGGATTTGCAGCGCAAATCTGCATTTCCGCCTGGGTTGTAATTTTGCGCATCCGCCCCCTGCCCATAACTGGCGTTGGTCGAATTGTTGTAGCCAGAGTCCGCCACGTTGGTGGTGATGTTGATCGCCGCGCGCGTGATGGTGGCGCCGGCGGCGTTCACCGTTTGCATTGTCCCGTTCAGCAGGTAGGTGCCAGGCGCAAGGCTGACGCTCGCCACGGTGAAATCGCCACTGACCACCGTCGTGACTTCGCCTGACGTGGATTGCGTGATGGATATCGCGGCCTGACGGCTGGTATCGACCGGGTGAACGTGATCGGCGCGCGCGTAGCGCTTCGACGTGCCGATCGCCGCTACCGCATCCATCAGCGGCGCGACGGCGGAAGCCTGGCCGACCACAAACGCGGTTGTTGCCAGTTGGGTGGTGGTGGTGTCCACGGCGGCGGTGGGTGCGGTCGGGGTGCCGGTGAAGTTTGGCGAGTCAAGCGGCGCGTATTTCGTGACCAAGGCCCGGACGGCGGCGCCCGGGTCTTCCTGCATCCCCAGCAGAACGCGGATATCTTCAAGCTGCTGGGCCAGCGCGGCGTATGGCTGGTAGGCGCCGACTTCGGCCCGCAGCGCTTCGATCTGCGCCAGCATCGTGGCGATCTGCGCGCTTTGATCTGCCGGCGCGGCCACCAGGGCGCTGCCTGCCTGGGCGTCTGGCACCGTGGGGATCGTGGCGAAGGATTCCAGCAGCGCCATATCATCGCTGCCCATGCCGTTGGTGCCGCCGATCCTGGCGAACACGTCGGCCAGCGCACGCGAAAATTCCGGCGTCATCAGCACGTCCAATTGCTGATTGTTCGGCATTTGAACGCGCCCGATCGGCACGCGCGCGGGGAATAAATTGATGCTCATGTCATTCCTTCGGGTTCAGGGTGGCGCCGATGATGGCGCGCTTGACCGGATCGGAAATCGTCAGCCTGTAGACGCGATCGCGCGATCGTCCCAGCCTGTTCCAGCGCACGCGGGTGCTGTAGTTGCCCAGCGCGCCCAGGCTGGCCGCGTGCTGGTTGCTCCAGGTCTTGCCGCCGTCGTCCGACCAGTCCAGATAGGCCACCGGCGCGATACCGAAGCCATCATTTAGCCCGACGCCCGATTCCATGTCGATCTGCAGCCTGTTGTGAATGATTTCTCCGTAGTCGCCGTTGGCGATATGCGAAGCCGCGCGGATCGCTGGCAGCGGGTCGCTGTCGCCATCGTAGTAATAATCCAGATCCAGCGTGCGCAGGTTCCCGTTCTGGTAGTCGCCCACGATGTGTTTCCCGCCGAAATACATGTGGCTGTTCGACCGGTGCCGCCCCAGCCTGCCGTTGGCCGGGTCCAGATAGGCGCGCTGGTGCCACAGTTGGGTGGCAATGTCATAAACCCAGGTCGCGTTCCCGGTCGGGAAGGTCAGCACATAGAAACTGTGGCCCTCTTGCTGGTAGGTGTAGGCCAGCGCGTCCGACATGTCGCTGTAGCCGGCGATCGCGTATTCGATCGCGTCGGTGCTGACGCGGCGCGGCGTGTAGCCGTCCATGCGGTAGACGATGCCGGCGCCCTGGGTGTCTTTGCCAAGCCAGAAAACCGTGTTATCCAGCGGCGCCACCGAATCGCGGGCCGCGCATCCCTGCTCAATTGCGGCGTTCGTGTCACGCGCGAACGGGAAATCGGCGCTGCCGGAAGCGCGCCAGATTTCGGTAACGGTTTCCTTGAAAAAGATCAGTTCATCGTGGTTCACGATGAAATTCACGATGGGTTCGTAATTGCTTTCAGCCGTGGCGAAGTCCAGCGCGTCGAAGGTGATTTCGTTCGAACCGCTGATGTAAAACTGGTTTGTGTCGGGCCGATTGAAGATCGCGTAGGTGTTCAGGAAGTCCACATTGTCGGCGCCGTAGAACGCCGGGTCGCCAATTTGCGTCAGCACGTTGGTGGTCAGGTCCAGCACGTAGCCCGCCGGCCCGGTGACAATGACCGCCTGCAGCCCGTTGTCATCGATTTTCACCGGCGTGTCCAGCGTGTCGATGGTTCCCACCGAAGTCAGCGCGAAGGCGGAATTCAGCCTGTAGACAGTGCTTCCCACCACCACGATACCGTCGCCGCTGTTTGTGGGCGCGTGCATGCCGCGCACGGCGCCGCTGGCCGCCGACACCAGCGGGCGGGTGCCTGGCGTGCCGTACAGCGCGCGCACGGCCTTGGCGGTGCCAGATTCACCCATCACCGGGAACATGTTGATGCAGGCCTGGCAATCCAGGTTCCTGCTGCGCTCGATGTAAGAGGCGCCTACGAACGGGATCTGCATTATTGGTCCCCTGCCATGTCGCCCAGCGTGCGCGGTTTCGGTGGTGGCGTCGGTTCCAGCGCCGATTTGACGCGCTTGGAATAGTTGTGCGACTCCAGTTTTTTGGATGCGTATTTGATCGCGGGGCCGACCAGCGGCACGCCACCGCCGACGCCGGAAAGTTTGTCCAGTACCTTTTCCATGGCGCTGGCGGTGTTCGAACTGTTCACGGTGCCTTTCGGCGTGCTGTAAAGGTCCGTCGCCGTCTTCACGGTGTCGCGGATTTCTTCGGCGCCCTTCTTCCCGAACAGCGGTTCCAGCTTGCCGTCGCGGTCCAGTTCGGCCACGATTCGCTTGATTTGCGCTTCGGACCCCACCACGCGGCCCGACGAGTCGGCGCCGGCGTTGCTGAACATGCGTTCCTTCATCTTGGCGATCGCGGCGCCGCGCAGTTCCTTGGCGGCCTGCTGGCCGGCGGCCACCACTTCCGGGGCGGTGCCGACCGGGTGGGCCTCCAGCACACGGAAGGCGTGTTTCATGTCGTCCAGGCTGCCATCGAACAGGATGTGGTCCGCCACGTCTTCGGTGGCGACCGCGCGATCCTTGGTGCCGCGTTTGGTGCGCAGCAGCTTGTCGATCACGTCGCGGTTCTTGAACTCGTTCGCGTAGTTCTCGTACAGTCGGCGCGCCTGCTGGTAGGCCGGGCCGCCCTTGCCGGCGGTGGCGTCATCGATCACCTGGATGGCCTGCTTTCCGTAGGCGCCGTTTGGCGTGCCTGGTTCGGAAAGCGTGTTCGTCATCTTGCGCAACTGTTCCATGTCGTTGATCGACATTTTGCCGGTGCCACCAGAGAGGCGTTCGACTTCCTTTTCGATGGCCGTCACGATCTTGGCGGTGCTGGCCGCCGATCGATTCTTGTCCACGAAGTCCAGCAGCGGCTTGATATCGACCTGTTCGGCAAGGGCGCCGCTCTTTTCCGCTTCCTTGTAGGCCGCGTTGATTTCCGCCTTCTTGGCGGCCCGCTTCATTTCCAGCGCGCTCACCACCGCTTTGCCGGTCTGGCGCGCGCTCGATGCCGTGGCGCCGGTTTCATCCACCAGCGCGTCCATATGCTGTTCCATGCCACGGTTCAGTTCCGCGAACCGGTTGTCCAGCGCCTTGCCTTCGGGGCGCTTGGCGGCCTCGCGTTCGAACTGCACGTCGTCAATCGATCGCGTCAAAATTCCTTTGGTCGGCTGCATCGGCGCGCGCATGGCGGCGAAGCGCGCGGCCCGCTGGGCGGCCTCGGTCGTTTCGGCGGCGCCGACGCCGGCCATGGTTGCAGGCTTCGGCGCGCGCACCAGGTCCGCCAGGGTGCCGGCGGTCAGCTTGGGGGCGCCAGCGACCATTTGCGCATCCTGGGCGCCCTGCGCGGCGGCGTTGGCGCCTGCCATCGTGCGCAGCGAACTGGCGCTGCTGCCGACGCCGCGCGCCAATGCGCCCAGGTCGCCCGGTGCGATCGCAGCCAGCGGCGCGGCGGCGGTGCCGATCCCGCGCAGGATTTGGGCGCCGGTGCCGGTGGCCGGCTTGTAGGCGATGCGTTCGGCAATCTTGCTGGCGTTCTGTTCCGGGTCGCCGCCGCTGATGACCGACTTGATGAAGCCACCAGGCACCGCAACAACCGGCGTCACCATCGAAGACAGCACGCCCATGGCGGCGTCAGGCAAGCCAAACAGGTTCCCCAGCAGGTTATCGTCGCGCCAAGTGCGATCCGGCGTGCCAAGCTCGCGCGCGCGGTCGATATCGGCCTGTTTCTGCGCCGCCGTCTTGCGCGGCTGGGTGCCGGATGGGTATTGCATCCTGGTGGTTTTCTTGCCGGTGTTCGGGTCAGTCTCGGTAATCTGTACCGGATCCGCTTCGGGCAGCGGGGCGTTGCCCGGGATCGCTGCCGACCCGGTAGGCGCGCCCAGCTTCGACACGTCGTAACCGTTCTTTGCCAGCTTCGCGGTCAGGTCGGCTTTGCTCATGCCATCCGGCACGCCCTTGATTACGGTCCCATCAGGCAGTTTCACGTCCATTATTTCAAGTCCCCGAAGTTGACCACGCCGCCGGCTGCTGGCTTGCCGTCATGGCCGCGCCCGCTGGTTTCGGCTGACATTTCACGGCGCACCGTCTTGGGCGCCTTCTGCGCGGCCCGGATTTCAGCCTGCAGTTGCTGTACAGCGGCTGCATACGATGGCTGGTCGAACGCCGTGGACAGCAGTTTCTTGGCGTGTTCCTTGTCCGATACCGTCGCCACGCCGCCGCGCGACATGACCTGACCGTAAGCGTTCGCCAGCGCGTTGTTCGCCATGGCAAACTGCCGCAGCGCCGGGTCATTGGTGTTCGAATCGAACATGATCTGCGCCTTCCCGAACGGCAGCAGGCCGCTGCGCGCGACCTTTTGCGATGCCTCCAGCGCCAGCGGCGCCAGTTCGAACGCCTCTTGCGCGGCAATCTCGATCGATGCGCTGCGCGTGCCGGCGGTGCGCTGGCCGGCCTTCAAACCGCCAAATTCGGCCATTTTCGCCGCGATATCGGCACCGTTCAGGCCTTGGGAATTCGCCATGCGGGCCACTTCGTCGCGCACCTTCACCAGGTTCTTGGCGCCTTGTGTGCCGCGCCCGATATTGGCAAGGGCGCCCGAATCGCCGGCCAGGTACTGCTGCGCGATCATGCGCACGGACAGCGGTTCCAGGGTCGAATCCTCGCTGCCGGCGTCCTTCGTCTTGTCGTAGGCCAGGCGCGCGTTGGCGGTGCGCGCGCTGCTGTCGGCGGAATACTTGCTGCTGGCCGCGCTGCGCACGCTGTTGGCGATCGACACGTCGTTCGTGGCCTTCGTGTTCGCGCTGACGGTGGTCAGGTCGTGCTGGTCTTTCGCCTTGGTGATCTGCATCAGCGTGTTGGCCGCCCAGCCGTTCAGCGCGCGCGGGTCTTCCGCGATCTGGCCCAGTTCGTCCAGCTTCGACTGTGCGATTTCCGGTGAAATGACGCCGTTATGCGCCGCCGCGTTCAGGCCGGCCATGATCCGCTGTTTGGTCACGGTCGGATCCTTCGCCCACGATCCGGCCAACTGGCCCGCCAGTTCGAACTGATGGGACGCGATTTCCTGCATCGTCTTCTTGGTGTCGGCCTGGGTCTTTTCGATATCGGTGTTCCCCTTGCGCTGGTCCAGGTCCGCTTTCACCGCCGCCGCGTGACCCTTGTAGTTGCCAGACCCCGCCAGGGCCGACAGCAGCCCGGCGCCGCCCGCCGGATTGGCGCGCAGGGCGTCCCGGTAACTGGCGTCATCCTGCTGGGCCTGGGCCTGCTGCTGCTGCTGGTATTGCGCCTGCTGGTCGGCCTGCTGCATGGCGCGCAGTTGCAGCGCCTTGCCCTGGGTTTCGAAGGGCGAATCGAATTTCGGCAGCATTGTTTGCAGTGCGATCGTGTTATCAGCCATCATCAGACCCCGTAAAGTTGTGCGTTTTCGCTGAAATCACCGGCCCGGCTACCGGTGCCACTGCCATAGCCAGGCGGCGGCGTGTAGCTCATACCGCCGTTCATCTGGTTCAGGTATTGCTGCTGCTGGTTGTAATTCACGTACTGGCCGATGCCGCCGTTGATCGCGTTCGCGGTGCCGACGTAGCCAGACGCGCGCGAGGCGGCAGCGTTCTGCGCCGCGTTGCCCATGGCGTTGGCGTTCGCCTGCCCAGCTTGGCCCAGGTTGTTCATGGTGCTTTGCCCGGCCTGGCCGATCTGGTTCACTGCAGCCTGGCCGGTGCCGGCAAGGCCCGATAGACGGTTGAAGCGGTCGCCGGTGTCGCTCTTGAAGCGGTTGTAGGCGTTGCCGTATTCCTGCGATGCCAGGCCGCTGTTGAAGCGCGCCAGTGCCTTCAAGGTGGCGCCGGAATAGCGCGCGCCGCTGGCCGTGGCCGCCCGGGTGATGCCTTGTTCGCCCTGCTGCTGGCGGAACTGCATGCCCGGGTCTTGCTGGTAGTCGGCCATGGTGAAATTGCGGTTGAACTCACCGCCTGGCGCCATGCCGCCGGCCAGTTGCGACAGGGCGCCATAGCCGGCATCACGATACGGGGCGCTGTCGGCGCGCTGCTGCGCAAGCTGGGCCAGTTGGTCGGTGCGCGTTTGCTGATACTGATTGTTCGACAGGTCGGCGGCCTTGTCGGCTGACTTTGCCCCCTTGTTGGCCGCCGCATTCGATGCCACGCCGCCGATGATGGCGCCGCCGACGATCGCCGCAGCCACGCCACAATGCCGAAACGCGCCATCCAGCAGCGCGTCCTGTTTCAGTTCCCCACGAAGCTTTTTCATTTGTCCCCCAGCCATTTGCTGTAATACGTTTCGACAGGCGCCGCGCCGATGCGCTTGAACAGCGCGCTGGCGTCGGCGTGAATCTTGGAACCCATGAACCACCGCTGCACGCCGCGCCGGCGCAGTTCGGTTTCCACGAATCGGAACATGCGCACGCCCGCGCTGCCGGCGCGCTTGTCGGCCCGGACATAGAAAATGTCCATCGTGCACGTCAGGCAGGTGCTGTAATGCAGGCCCGGGGCGATGAAGCCGATGAAGTAGCCGACCAGTTCGCCGGCATCGCGCAGCGTGACGAACAGCAGGCCGCCGGTGCGCTCGCGCTCGATGTAGACGTGGTACTGCGGCGACAGCGGCACCTGGTCCTGGTTCAGGGCCAGTTCCTTGTAGTGCAGAGGCAGCAAAGCCTGGAGTTCATCCAGGCGGTCTTCGAAGCTTTCAACGTGGCAGGTGATCATTTCGAAGTCCTGATATCGACAATCATGTGGATCCGATCGTCGGCGCTGTTGTTGATCACTTCGTGTTCCTGCGCGTTGTCGAACCACCAGGCCTCACCGACGCCCATATAAATGGATTCGTCGCCGGCGCGGAACTGCACGCCAGGCTGGCTTTGCAGCACGATGTGGAAGCGGCTGTAATAGTCCGTGTGGCTCTTGGTATCGACGTGCGGGAAGATGACGCCGCCGGGCGCGATCTTGTTCACCATCACGCGGCCCAGCCGTTCGCCGCCCACGTAGTGCATCAGGTTCATGATCAGCGGGCGCGCTTCTGGCAGCAGCGCATAGGCCGGGTAATCGATGTTTTCGTGCTGGTCGTAGGTGCTGACGTGCTTTTCCAGTTCGGCTTCGGTTTCGTGCACGCTCTTGGCCGGGAAGCGCAGCATGATCGATTCGATTTGCTTGAACGGGCCTTGCGGATAGTCGCGCAGGTAGGTGTCTTCCATCCACAGCGCTGGCCGGCGCTTGATCGCCAGCAGCAGCGGCACGGTGTCCAGGCCGCCGCCGATCTTTTGAAAATTCTTCATGCTCCATCCCTCCAGTTGCTGTAATTGCCGCTGCCGGAACAGTCCAGGCCGGCCACTTCCGACCGCAGCAATTCGGGTTTCTTGTTGTTGCGCTTCACCAGGGCGACGGCGCCGGCGGTGTCGGCCTGCAGCTTCGCCACTTCCGCCGCGCTCATGCCCGGATAGTCGGTCACCAGTTCCCAGGCCAGCATCAGCCGGATCATGCGGCGGTAGCCTGGCGGCATGTCGAACGTGTCCAGCAGCGTGGCGGCAGCCGTAAAGGCGGTGTTCTGGTAGATCGTCAGCGTGGCCGCCTGGTCAGGCACCGGCCACAGCACCATGACGCCGTTCGGATAGGCCGGATCGTAGATCAGCCATTGCGGGATGCCAGGCTGGCTTTTCAGCGCCAGCAGCGCGTATTCCGCCGGCGTGTGCACCACCACCGGAAAGTCGGTTCCCTGGTAGCGCACGAACGCGGTGTCGATGAAGGGCGGGCGCTGCGCCACCACGGCGCCGGTGGGGCCGATCGTGTAGCTGGCGGTGCCGGCAACCAGCGGAAACGTGGTCTGCAGGTTCGAATAAACCGCCAGGTTCTGGATCGACAGGCTTTCCAGCACGTCGTTGAACTTGTTCAGTGCGTCGGTGGTCATGTCTGCTTGCGCAGTCTCACCAACGGCCAGCGCCTTGACCGTTACCAGCGCTTCGGTGACCAGATCCAGAACCGTGGTCATGGTTATTCGCCTTTCGCGGTGCGCACGCGCTTGGCCGGGCCGGCAGCAGGTGCTGACGTGGTGCCGGTGGCTTTGTCGTCGGCTGATGCCGTGTCGGGCTGTTCGCCGGCCTTGGCGGCGTCAAACAGGCGCTGGTCTTCATCCAGCTTCGCGCGGTCGGCTTCCAGCTTCGCCATCGAATCTTTGTAGCCGGCGGTCAGCGCGGCGCGATCGTCGGCCAGTTGCTGGTGCTGCTGGGCGGCGTCCTTCTGCGCGGCGGCCACCAGGTTGGCGAATTCGGCACGGTCGTTTTCCAGCTTTTCGCGTTCGGCCAGCAGCGCGTCGTATTCTGGCGCCAGCATGGCGTCGGTCAGGCGGTTTTCGCCGCTGACGGTCTGGCCGCTCACGCCGACGACTGGCGGAAGGTATTCAGGCGGCAGTTGTGCTTCCTGTTCGGCGTTGGCGATCACCACTTGCGACTTGTGATCGTTGCGGTGGGTGAAAATCTTCGGATAGGTATTCATGGTGCTGGTTCTCCAGGTGAATGCCCGGCCACCGTGATGGCTGGCCGGGCTTTGTGCTGCGATGGGTGGTTGACTTAGGCGCCGGCCAGCATCATGCCGGGCGTGGGGATGATCCACCAGTCCACCACGGTGGCCGCCGTAGCTGCCGCCGTCACGTAGAGGGTGCAAGAGCCGGCAGCGCAAACGACGCGCTCGACACGCAGCGCGGTGGCATCGGCAGCAGCCTGGGCCACCACCGCGTCCACCTTGGTGTTGGCGTCGATGTTGCTGTTGGTGATCACCAACGAGGCGGCGCCGATGGCGAAGATGACGCGACCCTGCAGGACGTTGGCGGTAACCGCGCCCTGGGTGATGTTCGCGGCCAGCGCGGTGGATGCCAGGCCTTGAGCGATCAGCGCGGTTTCCACGTTGGTGGGCAGCATCACGGTGGTGCCGGCCAGGTAGCCGGCGTAACCATTTTTAAGCAATACGGTCATGATAATTCCTTGAAGTTGGGGAGGGTGACGAACAGCCCGCCGAAGCGGGCCGGCGCGATTACACGCTGTAGTATTTCGCGGACAGTTCCGGGTAGGTGGCGGCCCAGCCGAACAGCACGTCCAGACGCGTGATAGGCACGTCGTTGGTGCCGTCGTAGAACTCGGTCACCTTGATGGTGAAACCGTCGCTGGTTTCCTGGTGCACGCCGATCACGCCTTTGCCATCGGTCGGCGCCCACATCGGCACCATCGCCAGGGTGAACGCATCCTTGTGATAGGCGACGTTGGTCTGGTAGCTGGTCGAAGCGGCGCCGACGATCAGGAAGTTCTGCGCGGTGGTCGGGCTGGCGGTCACGTTCTGGAACGCGCCGCTGGTGACGATCGCGGGGCTGATCGGCAGGCTGGTGACGCCGGCGGCCAGGTCGGCGGTGATGACGAATTGCGCCAGCACGCCGGTGCTGATGCGCGATTGCGGGTTGACCGCGAAGCAACCGGGGAAGGTCACCACGGTGCCGCGCGTGATCGTGCCACCAGTTGCCGCCACGGTGATGGCCGCGCCGGTCTGGCCTGCGCCGTTCACTGCGGTGCCGGTCACCACCTGGGTGCCGTTCGTGTGGGTGTCCACGTTCTGGTCCATGCCCATTTTCAGGCCGAACGACGGCACCATCATGCCGCTGTTGAACTGTTCACCGATCTTTTCTTGACCGTTGAACAGGCCGGCCATGCCCTGGACCATCGAACCGTTCACGCGCGGGGCGGCGATGAAGGTACGGCGCATATCCTTGCGCGGGGCGCCCATTTCGTCCAGGCGGGCGTTCAGGTCGGTCAGGCCTTGGATCGCCAGCGCCTGGGTGGTCGGCAGCGCACCGGTGGGGTTCAGCACGTTGAAGGTGCTGTAGTGCGCCAGTTGCAGGCCTTGGCGGTCGATTTCGTTCGCCACGGTGGCGATCGCGGCGGCGATCTTGTCTTCCAGCTTGGTCAGGGACAGCGTGCGTTCTGCGCTGGTGAACGACAGATCGCAACCGCCTTGCGAGAGGGTCAGCGGAATGGTGCCTTCGACGGTCCCCTGCGGCACTGCCACGCGGCCCGCGCGGTAGGTGTAGCGCGGCGGCTTCTTGATGTTGATGGTGGCGCCTGGGGCGTAGCCGCGCGACATGTTCTCGGTGAACGTGTCTTCCCAGTCGCGGTTCACGTTGGCCGAAAAGGTCAGCATGTTTTTCAGCACTGCCAGCGCCGTTTTGGCGATGATGCTGTTAGTTGCAAGTACGTTTGCCATGATTTTTCAAGTCCTAAAAGGTGGGGTTTGTGCTGCTTACCGGATATATTTCGACCCGTTCGCCCTGGCCCAGGCTTCGAATTCAGCCTGGTTCATGCGGCTTGGATCAGTGTTTGCTGGTGCGCTGGCCGGGGTTCCTGGCTTAACAGGCGGCGGGGCGCTGGTGGTGCGTGCAGCAGGTGGCGGCGGGGCTGCCGGCTTGGCGCCAAGCGTGGTTTCCAGGCGTCCGATTTCGCGGTCCATCTGGCGCACGCTCATGCTGTTCAGCCGTTCAGCTTCCGCCGGGTTCTTCGCCAGGTGGTACACCAGTTCGGGGCCGCGTTCGCTGTCCATCAAGGCTTCGTGCAAGGCTGGCGACATGGGAACGTCCGATTTGCTGACGACTTCGACAAAATCGGGGATCCGGGTCACGGCATCAGTTACGCGCTGGTTGTATGTTTCGGCGGCGGCGCTCTGTGCTTGCTGTTCGAACTTGGTGGCCTGCTGTTCGGCGGTCTTCGACAGGCCACGATTCACGCCCTCATCGATGCGGTGTTGCAGCATCGCCTGGTCGTATTCGTCGTGCGTGTCGAAGTCCGCCAACTTGGGCGCGGTGCTGCCGGATTGGACGGCCTGGGCCTGCTGTTTCCAGTAGGCGGCCTCCCGTTCGGCCTGGTGACGCTGGAAGACAAGGGCATCGATGCGCTTTTGCGCGCCGGATTTGAATTGGCCTTTGTCGTCGCGTGGCTGGTCTTCCTGCGGCGTGCTGCCTTCCTCACCTGCTGGTGCCGTGGTGGTGCTGGTGTCGTCTGTGGTCTTGCCTTCGGCAGGTGCGGCGCTGGCCGGCGCGGCAGGTGCTGGGGCGTTGACCGCTTCGACTGGCGCGGCGGTAGTGGTGGTGTCAACAGCGGTTGTTTCGGTTTGCATGGTCAATCCCAAGAGTTAAGAGCCGGAAATCACTTCCGTAGGGCCGGTTTGCGCAGGTTCCGGGGCTTGGCTGGCCTCGGTGCGGGATGCTGCAGCGGCTTGTTCAGCCGATTGTTCAGATGCTTGTGCGGCGAGGCTGGCGGCCTGTTCTGCCTGATCGATGCGGTGGTGGTGCGCAAGCTGGGCGCGCAGGGTGATCAGTTCTTCCTTGTCCATCAGCACGCCGGCGTTGATTTCGGCCACGCGCGCGGCGCTGGCGGCGTTGATCATGGCGACCTGTTCGCGGCTGGCGGCGTCCAACTTCGCTTTCTCGATGCCGGCGGACGCTTCCTGTAGCTGCTGCTGCAGTTGGTCGATCATCTGGTCGGCCTGCTGGATATGCTGTTCGATTTCCGGCGGCAGCGGCGGCGGGCCGGCGCCTTCCTCGGTGCTGTCGTCCTTCGTCAGTTCCGCCGGCATGGTCTTTTTCAGGCGCGCGGCGATTTTCTCGGCGCCCGGCCAGTCCATCGATTCGATCACCAGGTCGCCCGCCACTTCCATCAGCTTGGGGAAGTCGCCAGCCACGGCCACCATGGCTTCGCTGGCTTCCTCGCGCAGGGTGGAATAGCTCGGGCCGGTGGACACGGTAATGTCGTAGGTGCCGACCGTCAGATCGTTTAGCACTTCGGTGACCTGTTGCGTGATCGGGTCCACCTTCTGTTCATTGACGACGGCGCTTTCGATCGTGCCGTCTTCCTTCATCATGCGCACCACGCGCTTGGCGTCGTAGTAGTGCGGGATCATGTCAACGATGCAGCGGCCACAGTGGCGAATCGACCGGTTCAGGTTGTCGGTGTAGTGGAAATTGGCGGTGTCGCCCTGCTTCTGCTGCGCGCGCTCTTGCACGCCGCTGGTGGCGTTGCCGCGCGCGCCGATCGAACTATCGAACAGGCCGGTGACGGCCTTGATGTTGTCGGACGCGTGAATCGCCATCTGCAGCATGCCGGCGGGTACGTCGGCCATGGGCGAGCGCTGCGGCGGCGGCGCCAGCTTGCCGTCCAGGCTGACCGGCTTGTATTCCAGGTAAGCGAAGGTGCGATTGTTCGCCTGGCCCCACTTCTTTTCATGGCCTTCGAACTGGCCTTCGGCGCCGATGAACGGCGTTTTTGGGCGCAGGCTGACTTCCTCGGTGGCCGAAGTCATCCAGAAGTTATACATTTGCGCAGGGTCTTTGGCGTCACGGATGATCCCGCTGCGGAACACCTTGCCCTGAATGTCTACCTCATTGCCCCATACCGGGAAGACCGGGATCCAGCGGCACATGATCTTCGTGCGCTCCAGGATGGCGCCGGCGGTGGCCTTGCACCACATAAGCTGTGGGATCTGGCTTTCGCGCTCTTGCGGCTTGCCGGCGGCGTCAGTCTTCACCTGGTCGAATTCGTTCAGTTCATCTTTGAACTTCACCGTGCCATCGACCAGCATGCACAGCGTGCGGTCGGTATATTCGAAATAGTAATACTCGACCTCGCGCACGTAGTTTTCGTTCATCCACCCTTGCTGTACCTGCTGGCCCAGCAAGCCG